GTCTTGTTTCGCTTGTTTCTACAGAATTCTCGTGATTACCCCCACAAGAAAGCTGCAACCGTGCACCAGACTAATGATGCTCAGCGCTTGCTGCCACTTCAGTTCGACGACACCGGCATGCCATCGCCTTCTAAGCAGGGCATTGCCTGCAACTGTAGTTCCCCGAAGGGCAAGGAACCACCACATTTTCAGTAATATCGGCGGAGTAGTGAACTCACTTTTACGCCACACAACACAAATTCCGAATTTATTTTGGGTTTTCTTGGAATTCTACCGGCTAATTTTTATGCTAGGTTTTGATCCGGGTATATCATATGCATTAACACCACAATGTTGTTTTATCTAGTTAGTGCGAGAGATGTATGTACTGACCTTAGTCATGGTTCCGGTAAACAAGTTACCAGAAAAGTTGATGGTAGCTGGGAGGGTTTGGTCAACAACATTCACCAACAAAATCGTGCAAAAGTTTGCAGATCCTGAAGTGATAGTGTTGCCTCCAAGCGTAACAGAGCAATTTGACAATACAGCTGTTCCCAAAGATGCAGCAGAGAGGTTAGCATCCCACCAATTCAACGCAACTAAAAACGTATCACCTTGACGAGGGTTGACGATTATTTGATTAACGTCAAATGTCATGTACCGAGGTCCAGACACAGATCGCTGAGAAACAAACATCGACGTTGTCGAGGAGTTATACGCATCAAATTGCATGTCAGTAGTGGTAGCTGCTGATCGTAGCTGTGGCTTCTTAAGTTCCACCTCATAAGTAACCCAAAGGTCACCTAAGATGTTACCGTCAGCCAGTTGTCCTTGAGTCGCCACAAAAGTTCTACCCACATCATACATCATAACTGGCTCTCCAACCGCAAGGTCTTTGCTCCGAATATAATGCACGCTGAATGGGTTCTCCCGAGGGTCGCACTCTATAGGATGTGCGAAACTCTCGTTCGGAGGCGCTTCCGAAGCGCAGTACTCATTGAGCAACTCCAACTTGTTCTCCGGCGGCTCGTCTGTTGTACGGTATGTGGTTTGTATCATAACATTACCCAAAGCGGGGCTAGAGCCTGAAACGGCTGCTCCACTTGATGGTACGTAGTGAAACACCATACCTCTGATAGTGTATTCCTGAAAGCGGTGTGCGACATCATACAACCAGGGAAAGGTATCGCTCATCCCCGGGTTTAGTGGCAATGAATATTGCAACTTAAATCCGACTGAGCTTTTAACCGGCCCGATGTACTCTTTGTGCCGAACAACCACAGACTGGTTGGTACTATGCATAGCTGGGATTGTGCCATTATTCGCTTTCACAATAGAATTGCTATTAACCGTATAGTCTCCAAATCCGAGCCACTTAGACAATGCCGCTCCAAGTTGATTGCCTGCCATCGTTCCCATACCTGGGGCTCCTAAGTACGTTCCTAACGCACCACCACCGGTCGATCCAGCCAGCCTTAACAACTGGCCCACGGCTGAAATCTTCGCGGCTTCTTTATTTTGTGTTTTATTCTTTTTATTTTTCTTACCAGGCGCCAACTGCACCATAATTTGCTTCTTGCCTCTTGTCATCTTTATTATTTATTAAAAACTACGGGCGCCTCTCCAACTATCAATGGGCAGAAGTTGGGTTGGTCGCTTAACTCATCAATGAGTTTGACCTGATCGTAGTAGGATTCTATTGCCAGCTGCTCACTTGGATTGATCCCGAAAGCGATAGCGAAGCTAGCCCTGCACTCCGGAGTAATAGCAGTCACCGAAGCTGTATGGGTAGCTCCTCGCTCCTCCATACCATTCCCCTGATAAACCACGTTCCGAAAGTACTTCTGACTAAACTTTCCGCCACCTCGCCTCATGCAATCATAGAAAGATTGCAGAACTGGTATGCCCGACGCCAATGACAAACCTCCAGTTCCGACAGCATTCCTCCACTTAGCCAATGCTTTTGGAGTGGTTATAGCCTTCAAACACATGGGATCCTTAGTCATACAGGCTATAGGGTTCCGGACCATGCGCCATCGCGTTCCATCGAACACGGGGTGTGCCTGACAGAACTCTATTTCTTCAAATCGAAATACCGGTTTTTCTGTCTCCACACGAAATCCACAAAGGGAAAACCACCAATTGCATTGAGCCAAAAAGCGGTTCAAATGCTCTCTTTCCATGATTACAACGCAATCATCTCCATTGTTTGCCAGTTCAGCAAACGCACAAATCCTCAAAAACATAAAGAAACAATATACAATAGCACACATGATGATACAATTACCCAAACTGGTGTTGATGTCTCCTGAGCACCTCTTACCTCTAAACCAAGCTCTGACTACTCCGTCCCAAACTCGTCCTATCGACACACTAGTGAGCTGCCACAACAACAGCATAACCAGAAAAAGGTCATTCGGATAAAACCCAGTGTAATAAGAATGTTCGTACTTAAGCGTCTCCTCATCAAAATGAGCGTCATACTTAACTGCGTCCAATCCAATCGCTACAGGGTCTTTGAATAAATCCCATTTCTGTCGAAGCACTCTCGCTGAATCATACACGTCCATCCCCTTGATGACGGTAGCATCAGTTCGCCCACCCATGGCCTTGTTAAGAGCTTCGAACACTTTATGTTCAATATGTTTTAGATAAGAGGCCAGACACAACCCATACCTCGCACTGGGTGGATTGATGACCCTTGTCGCTTTATTCACGTTGACTTTCTCGAATTTACCAAAATTTTCGAGTTCTCTATCTTTGCGAGTAAGCGGCCTTTTACACAACGAAAGGTACGCATTGAGGTAACGGCGATACTTGGCTCCATGATAGAGGTTTACTGTTTCCAGCAACGTATTCTTGAAGGCTTTCCCAGCCATTTCCTTAATTACGCGATTTCGAAATGTTCGAAAGCAACTACGCTCAAAGCAGTTCTTGATGGGTTTCAACGGCAACACAAACCTTCCATTAACCTCAACAAAAAATGACCTC